TTAGCAAACTTTCCTACAGAAGCTGATGTTTTTGGTAGTGATTATCTATTGCAATGTGCAGATGTAATGGTAGCGTACAATAGGCCAGCCAAGTATAACATAACCAGGTATGGGCCTCAGAAGTACATCATTACCCCTAGTGACAAATTCTTACTTGCAGCGCATGTTCTCAAAAACAGGTTTGGAGAGACAAGCATTCAATGGTACAGAGCAGATTATGCAAAGATGTCTGTTGTTGAAACAGTAGAGCCATCAAGAGAACCTTATAGTAAATAAAATTAACAAATGAGTAATTTTAAAGCAAGTACAGAAAAACCCAAAAAGCACATTAAGGAAATTACTACAGAGTATTTTCCTTTTTGGCAAACCTACTTTGAACACAAAGGTGTAACATCTCCTAAGTTTGGTGCCAAGCTTTGTTACATGGGTAAAGAATTTGGAGATGAAAGAGAAGAGTGTGTGCGCTTTTGGCCAAGCGAATTGTCTTGTGGTAAAGACTTTTATGTAGAATTGTTTAATTGGGATCATGATCACTATGATCGTGATAACAGACATCTATATAGATTACCATACAATCCTGATTGGAAAAATAACAGTAAGTCATATGTTCCTGTAGAAACAGGTTTAGAATCTACTACATATGCTGTTAAACTTTCTGATTTAGAATTGGTAAATATTACGCCTATAACAGCTGCGTATGCAGATGTCAGTGCCAAAACTGTAGCATATGTTAATGCTGGTGAAGATGATCAAATGTTTGATGATCTCTTTACTGAAAAAGAAGATGCGCATTACAGTTCTATGACTATGCGCGATCATTATTGTATCACACACAACGTGCCTCTATCAAACAAAAAATGGTTAAATGAATTAATAAAAACAGCAACTGCATGGCAACAGAAAAATCAGAAGTAAAACTTGGAGGCTTAGTGCTTCCAACCCAAAAAGTAAAAGCAGAAACCAAAAGTCCAAAAAACATGGTGATATTCAGCAAGCCTAAAGTGGGTAAGACCACCTTGCTATCCCAGTTAGATAATTGTCTTATCATAGATTTGGAGGATGGTAGTGATTATGTAGATGCGTTGAAAATTAAAGCGCATACTGTAGCTGATATAGTAACAATAGGTAATATGATTATCAAAGCTGAAAAGCCTTATAAGTATATTGCACTAGACACAATCACTGCGCTAGAAACCATATGCATTCCTTATGCAGAAGAGCTTTATTCTAAAAGCTTGATGGGTAAGAAATGGTTTACAGAAGGTAAACAACAGTATGGTAACATCTTAAACATGCCTAACGGTGCAGGTTATCCATGGTTAAGACAAGCCTTTGAAAAAGTGCTTAATTACATCAAAACGCTTGCTCCACATGTAATCTTTGTTGGTCACATCAAAGACACAATGTTGGAGAAAAATGGAGCAGAATTTAACTCTCTTGATCTTGATTTAACAGGTAAATTGAAACGTATTACCACGTCAAACTCTGACGCAATAGGTTACATTTACAGAAAAGGTAAGAAAAATATTCTTAGTTTTGTTACCACTGACGAAATTGCCTGTGGCGCACGTCCAGAGCATTTAAGAAACCAAGAAATTGTTATATCTGAAACAGCTGAAGATGGTACAATTAAAACACATTGGGATAAAGTTTATATTGATTAATTAATAAAATAAAAAATGGGATTAGATACATTGAACATTGAATTGCCAGGTGGCAATGGTAACAATAAAGGTGGTGCATACAAAGGTATTGTACCAGGAAATTATATAGCTAAGATAAATAAGTTTGAGCTTTGGAAGAGAGATTATTATAAGCCAGAAGAGAACGCTATGTTTCTTGTGTTAAAACTAGAGACACTTAAACCTAGTGATGACTTTGAAGGGTATCCAATAGACGACAATAATCCAGAGGGACCTAAGTATGAAGGTCTAATAGGTAATGTTAAGACAAGTACCTTTGCATTCAAAGATGGATTTAATACTAGAATCAATGCACATATAACTCGTGATGAAGAAATCTTAAAAGCATTACTAGGATTCTGCACTGAACTAGATTGTGTACAATGGTTTAGAGATGCACATGGTAAGTATGATACTATTGAAGAATGGGTAGATGCATTTAATACTGCTAAGCCTTTTGAAGGTAAGTATCTAGAGTTTTGTATTGCGGGTGAGCAGTATGTAAGTAGAGAAGGTAAGAATAAAACTACCTTACACTTACCTAAGCTAGAGAAGGTAGATGGTGTGTGGAATCTTCCATACAAATCTCTTGTATCTCAGAAGCCGTTGATTCAATATAATGAAGAAACACATTTTAAGAAACCATACAGTGAGCCTGTAGAGAACTTCAAAGGTTCTGACGCAGATGTAGATATCAAGCCAATTGATTTAGACCTAGAAGGGTTTGATATACTATAATCAATTTAACACAATTAGGAGGGGGATGTTATGTCCCCCTTTTTAATTTTATAGGTATGTTGAAGAATAGAGAATATATATTTTTTATAAATGATGTGCCGTCATCATGGATATTTGAACATTACTTAAAACTAGATAGATCATTAACAGGGCAATCAATAAAAATATTATCTGTATTTACAGATGAGAAGACACCCTCTATGTGCATATATTATTCAGTTACTGCATGTTCATATTTGTTTATGGATTTCTCAAGTGGATATGGCGGAGATGGAGTTGTACTTGTATCTAAGATATTTAATATACCATTCTCTAATGCTATCAAGAAAATAATTTATGATTATAATGCATATCTTAAAAGTGGTGGTACTGTAAAACCTGAAGCTGTACACATAAATTATGAAAGGTATGAAGTAACAGACTATACTGTAGGCACATGGACACAGAGTGATGCTAAGTACTGGCAGCAATTTGGAATTGGATCAGACCTATTGAATAAATATAACGTCAAGCCTTTGGATAGTTATACCATGAGCAAGAATGAAGAATCAAGTTTTACAGTTAACAGGAAAAATATTTATGGTTATTTCACTGAGGCAGGGGAAATATATAAAATTTATCAGCCCTTGGTTAAACAAAAAAAATTTATTAAATTAGCAACTAAATACATCCAGGGATCAGATCAACTCAGCAGTACCAATAAGTTTCTTGTAATCTGCAGCTCACTAAAAGACATCATGTCATTCCAAGCACTAGGCTTTAGAGGCATTGATGCAATTGCTCCAGATAGTGAGAACACTTTATTACCAGCTCAATACATTCAGCAACTAAGATTCAGATACTCAGGCATTTGTGTAATACTAGACAATGATGAGGCAGGTATCAAGTCCATGATGAAATACAATCAGACATATGGATTACCATACATTCAATTACCTATGGAGAAAGATATTTCTGACTCAGTAAAAGAACATGGTATCCAGAATACTAGAGTTGTATTGTATCCTATGCTCACTCAGAAACTAACAGGTAAGATGAAATATTTATAAATAAAATATATTTATTATGTGGATATATAATAACGCAGAGTTTACAGATGACATGATTCCAGAAGGAGCAGTAGGATTTGTATATGAAATGGTTGCAGTTATAGAAGGTAAAGTATGTAGATATATATTAGATTTTTTAAAATCAAAAAATAATTTATCATCTTTATTTTTAAGATGTTTTTTTGTTTGCAAATGTTTTAATAATGATTTTTTTGATATAATTGAACCACAATAACAAGTAATTGAATTATTCATATCTATAAATGACAAAAGATTTAACTATATCAATTCTTTTTAGTTTTTTTATGAATTCAATTTTTCAATATAATCAATTGCCTCCTTTTTATTCACAAATGAACTAATAAACATTTCGAGATGATTGATTTCTTCAACAACAACAATTATAAACCAAATGTTTTCAATATTAATAAGCAATGTATCATCTCCAACATTTTCGATAATTGCATTTAAACCATATTCTTTTTTCAAAGACTGGTTTAAAATGTTATTATCATACAGAAATCTATTATCATCAAGTAATAAATCACAACTATATGGAATAGTGTAATTACTTTTTTTTATAAAATTAATGATTTCAATCGATTTCTTCGCCAATAAAAAATACATCTTTTTTATTTTTCTTTATTTTTTCTTTTCTTCTAAAAAAGTAAATAATTAAATATACACAGTATTTTTAAATAATATTATAGATTTAATATGTGTTATAAAAAATATAAATTGATTATTATTATAATAATTTTTATTTATAATATTTTTT